GAGCTACAGTGGCGTTTAAAACTTATTAGGGGTGACTAGTGGGACTCGAACCCACAAAATCTCGAATCACAATCGAGGACGTCTACCAATTCCGTCATAGTCACACCTAATAAGTCTTTGTAATTGGTGGAGATCCCTGGATTCGAACCAGGTGCCCTTTGGGCACGGATTTACAGTCCGCTGCAGTCGCCTATGCCGCTCGACCTCCAAATATTTTTTAAAAAAGTAAAGGTTTAAAACTATTTGTGCCCTCGCCAGGATTCGAACCTGGAACCAAATTCTTATGAGGAATACGCTCTGCCGTTGAGCTAAAAGGGCAAATTTTTTAGATAGTCACCGGTACTGAACCTCCGGCATTACTGTTCTATTGGGCAGTCAACCTATTCTCTTGCGTATCAACCTACGCATTAACTATCAAGTCATAAGTATTTAACGGAGTTACATGTGCTGCCTAGTATGACCACAAACCCGACTAGAATGTAATACTTATGCTTCATAATGTTTGTCTTTCCAAACTGTCAGTTCTTTTTTGTGCTTTAAGGCTTTCCGCAGAACATACATTTGCCACTTTTAATTGGTAGTGCTTCCAATTTTGATAGTAACCCCGATCCAAACCGAATAGGCTACCAAAACTCTTTAACTCAAACTACAGGTATATTATAATTTATTTACACAATAAAGTAAAGTTTTATTTAAAGAGCAGCAATCGCCGCTACTTCACCCACTTCTGTCAAAACCGCGATAGTTTCCGCGCTACCAGCAACTTCAGCTACAGTACCAGCGGCGGCAACAGTTCCTTCTACAGCGGCTGTACCAGTTGATACAATAGCATCATAAGCAGTTTTAGCCGCTACACCGGTAGCAATATCAACCACGCCATTACCAACTGCCTCAGCTTCATGTTTAACAGCGTGACCGATTTTAGAAAAAATATTCATGATGTTATCTCAAATTGTTTAGCTTATACAAAGTTTCGTTGTTCAAAGATTGTAAAGTATCTATAATGTTCTGAATTTCAGTTTCAGAACCACAATCAGCACGATTAGCATCTACCCAAGAACGTAAGGTAGAAACCAATTGGACTGCATCACTAGGGTTATTAACAACAGGATAATCATTAATAATCCCATTTCTCCCTTGATGATTTTCCGCAAGCGAATCCGCAATGTCAATAACTGCATTATAGAACTCCTCCAGCGCCTTGTGCTGAGAAAAACTTGTTGTTTGTAAATGTGCGATATGTGCTTTATTTCTAGCATCAAACAATAAAGCAATTAGCTGTGGCATTTTATTCATTGTAATATATATTCCATTTTATTTATTCTTCAGTTGCTTCAGCTTGTTCTTCTTGAGCCGCCGCTAATTCTGCGGCTTCTACTTGAGGACGACCCTGATTTTGAATTTTAGTGATAATTTCACTAACATCACGATAAGGTTCTTCAGAAAGCATTTCAAGGATAAAATTCACTTCTTCAACAGGTAATTCTAATGTAATCAGCATATAGTCATTCCAAAAGGTTAAGATTTGTTGTTTCCCAAATTGTATTTTGGGCATAGTTCCCAGTCAGATTTCTCTTGAAAAGAAAGAATCTTTATGGTATTTAGTGAGCAAGTTTCAAGGTCAACTTTATTGACAATTTCTAGTAAACCCCAATCGTTCAATAATTTGGCAATTGTGTTCCTGCGTTTAATATCATCATCTGATATAGAGGTAGGCTTATTATCAAGTTCAAACAATTGTTTAAAATGCACCAGATAATATTTACCCTGTTTATGTAATATATGAGCAGTCTGGTAAAGTTTCTTTTCTTGTTTAGAAGCAATACCGATACGGCTTAATGTTTCACGAACCTTTAAAAAATCATCAGGCTGTTTTAATGTGATTTCTAATAAATCATACTTTTCCATGTTTTTGTTTCCCACCCGTACCCATTTGTTCTCTGACAGTATCAATTTGACTTTCAGTTAATAAGGTAAGAGCCAACGCTCCTTTTTCTTTGCTGTAATTAAAATAATCGCACACCAAATTCAAATCATCTGAACTATCGGCTTTCTTGACCCATTTAGAAAATCGTTTTTTCTTTTTAATAGACGCCAGTAAAAAATCATTTGCCATATCTTTTGGTAGATTAGGATAACGGTTCATTTCGTTAGCCTGTAACACCGTGTCGACATAATAAGATAAACCCCTGTTAATGATAAAAGGTGTATATTCTTTAACAGATTGTTCATCAACAAGTAAATTTTCTTTCGTGAAGTTTATAGCTGTTAAGTAATCAAACAATTTTGCCATAGTGTATCCCATAATATAAATGTGACATCATTATTATTTATAAGTTTTTATTCTTGGTCAATAATATAGATAATGTAATCTGGAAACGAATCTTTCAAATACTGAATTAAAGTGTTATAATCATCGCTTTTACCCAGATACTTTGAAGTCTTATTTTCATAGGCGAAAAATAGGTCGTCATGTTTTTCTATTTTAACGTAAATAGATTTCGCACCATCAAACTTAAGAGTGCGCCCGTATAACATACCTAGAAAAAAAGAAGCCGCCATTAAACAAACAGTAGAGATTAATTGAATCATAATTTATGTAATGTCTCAAAAGGATGGAAAATAAATTTAATTATTTGTTCAGCTGTGTACCATATACCGGTTAAAACGTTTATGATACAGCTAATAATTACAGCTAATGTATTCATTTGAAATTTACACTGGACATAATTTCAGTAAGCGCCGCCATAATATTTAACTCTTGATCGGCAACAAAAGCAGATTTATATGAATAGTCTGCCATAATTAAAATCAACTGAGGAACAGAATTAGGCTCAACCAAAGTCGATGAATAATCATAAAAATGTCTGAATAACTCTACGCAATCAACATCATTCATACCTACCCATTTTCTAACTTCAGTAAAGTTTTTTTCTTTTATATAGCCGATTAATGCTTTATAAGAATCATCACTAAAGTTAGACAATATACCAGAATCAATTTTACCTGATACAGAATAACGCTGTAATTCATTAAGAACTCTACGGTAGTCTGGGAAGAATTTAGTAATAACCTCAGCTACCACCTTTGGGTCGTATTCAACTTTTTCTTCAACAAGAATAGCACATGCTCTTTTAAAGAATTTAGCCGCTAACTCTTGTTTCTCACTTTTTTCAATAGTGAAGTTCAAAGCCGTACATCTTGAATGAATAGGTGCAATCAACTTTTGAGGAAAATTACAAGTAAGAATAAATCTACAATTAGCACTGAAAGTTTCAATAAAACCACGCAATGCTGGCTGAAAAGAATTAGCGTTTAAGCCGTCAGCTTCATCAAGAATAACAACTTTAGTGCCACCGCCAAATGATACAGTAGAAGCAAATGATTGGATTTTACTTCTAAGAACATCAATACCAGACTCCATAGATGCGTTAATGAATAAAACGTCAGCATCTAATTCATTACAAAGCGCAAATGCTGCTGTAGTTTTACCAGTACCCGCGCCGCCTGAAAATAACATATTAGGAATCTCGCCTTGTTTTACGATATCTTTTAATGTTTGTTTCATTCGTTCAGGTAAAATACAATCCTCAATTTTAGATGGACGGTATTTTTCAACGTACAAAAATTCTTCTGGTTTTGCTATCAAACTCATAAGTGTATCCTCAATAATATCATAATAAACAATTGAAGCTGATTATCGGCTCAGCTTCAAGCCGGCTATCTTACTCGAATGAAGAATCTGACTCAACGGCAAGGAAATACACGGTATCTTTGGTTTTATGTTTAAATCTTGAAATCTTTTTAGTCGAGATAGATACGGTATAATCGCCGTGTACTAATTTTAACAAACCAATTTTTAGGTAAACTTTAAATGTGGTAGAAGTGGAACCAACTTCAACTTCATACACGTTAGACGAATCAACCTTTTTATCGCCGACTCGGATAACAATCTTATTGCCATCGCCAATTAAGGCTAAGTCTTGCGCTTTCAATACCGATGCTGTACGATTAATCATATCAAGCATACTGTCGGTTAACTCAAACTCAATATCTGCATCAGGAAATTTAATTTCTTTAGTCGGTACGGTTAAAACGTTTTCAGCCGCTGAGTAATATTTAATGGAGTTATTGCCCTCAGCAATAGTGACATATTTATCGTTAAATGTCAACTCAGGATCGTTAAACAAAGAAACAGCACCCAAGAATTCTGAAATATCGTAGATGCCAAAAGTGGTATCAAATGATTCAGCAATAGCACTATCAGCCATAATGTTTTTTTGTACTGAAACCGTAGAAAGTTTGTTTCCAGGTTTTAGCATCACATTAGGATTAATAGACGCAAAGTTTTTTAGAATTGCTTGGGTTTCTTTTGACAATTTCATAATGTTCCTTAATAATGTAAATAAAAATATATAGTAAATGATTTTGCGTCAAAAGTAAAATTCACTTTTGAATACACTGTAATGTATACGAACCTGAAATATCGCTGAACATGCTAGCAAGAATAGTCTTTTCAATTTTTAAGGCGTTTTCACATGTTAATGCGTTATTTAATTCAGTTGACGTAATTTTTAAGTCATAGCCGCCGTCTATATGAGTCATAGTTGTAATCAATAATATAAATGTTTTCAAAATTTCACCTTGAAGTCCAGTTTGTTGCGGGTTAAAAACTCAATCGCTTTTTCGTATGTAGCATCATCTTCAGCATTAACTTCAAACAGGTCGTCGTAAACGATACCTTCTAAGTTATCAGAAACATCACCCTCAACACGTAAAACAATTTTATAGGGTTGACGAATAGCTTCTAGCGTAAGGTTTTTGTTGTTATTTATAACAGAAAGCGTAATAAGGCTCATATTATCTCCCCATTGGATTAGTGTTAACAACACGGATTCTATCGCCGTAATGGATTTTTCTATATGTATAGAATTTATCGCGTTTTATGTCAATCCTAACTTTACGGTTCAAATGCTCTCTTGATTTACGCATTGGAGTAATAATCGAAAACAATTCGTCTTTCTCGCTAATCATGGTATCACCTCAAAAATTAATAATAAATTTAAACTACAATAGCAATTATACTCTGTTTTTATAAAAAGTAAAGCTTTTTTTAATAATCTGCGCTAATATAAACCCGTTCACTTTGTTCTGACGTTTCAACATGTAAACAGTATCCAACAGGAATAATCATATCGTCAATCAAAACATCGTCACCTCTACGGTAAACCATAGACCCATGTTTACAGTGGTCGTGAATTAAATCTGATAAAGCTTTGAAGTTTTTACCGGTATATCTTACTGAGGATTTCATTCAATACCCCGTTCATCAAACTCATACAAAAACATTAAATTACATGCGGCGTGGAGTAAATGGGATTTGCCTGTTTCGTCATCATTTTTATCACCTTTAAGGTAATCGTACACATGTCGTAATAACGCATCAGTATAACGTTTTCTAGCATCTGGTACGATTAACCAATTATCTTCATCGTACTTTTCAGCGCCGCTTGTTAGTATAGAACCAACACCCTCTATGAAATATGGACTTAACAATCTGTATTTAACCTTTCCAGTATCAAATTTTCTTCCAACTGAGGATAGGTCTTTTGTTTCTGTTTCATTTTTAGAATTACTGTAATTAGCGAATGCCACGTCTTTTTCTCTCTTCAATTATATCATCTAACGAAATAGGGTAAAAATCAGTTCTTTCAACACTGACGTTCATATACCTATTATCTGGAGTTCCGTCCGGTAAAAGTACAACTTCATTATGTAAATGTCCATGAATTTGAAACCCCCACCGCCCTAAACAATCTGGGTGGACCGGAATATGACCAAACAACATATTATCAATAACATGATATGCCCTGATGTCTTTAAAGTAAGGTAGATATTTGTCCAATTTGAAAATATCATGATTCCCTTTAATCAACCTCAAATCTTTACAGTTCAGCCGTTCTAACATAGGGAGCGCTCTTAAATTTAAAGCAACATCACCTAAAATGTAACATTTATCTTCTGGTTTAACCCTTTCGTTGAAACGCTCAACTAAAACTTCGTCCATTTCTTCGATTGAATCCCATGGTCTAAGTTTACTCCCATCATAATTTAAAAATTTACACATTCCGTGATGCCCAAAGTGCAAATCCGAAGTAAGCCAGATGTTCATTTTCACTCCTTATGTAGTTTCTTAGATTTAATCCAAGAATTATCAATATCATTATCTAATGTCAAATCTTTACCCTTTATAATAGCGCCGCCGGTTAATACTACATCTTCATTATCGGCAATCACTAGATATGCCTCACCAAAGTAAACCTTTCTAGACTTCTTAGTTGAATTCAGCAAATTACGAATATCATTCCGTTCAGAGGTATCAACCTCCCCAGAAACATAATGTATCGTTCTGTCAGAACCTTTATCTTTTAACAGCTCTAATATTGCCTTTCCGTGTGATATATAGTTAAACAGAATCAAAGTAACGCCGTCTAAAGACAATGTCAAATTTGAGATAAATTTGTTTCGCTTACTGTCTAACGTCAAAAACTTAATTTCTTTTTGGTATTCTATTTTTTTACATAAGTCTTTAGATTCTTTAGGGTGATTTAATATAAGGCAATTAATGTTTAATGGAGTGACTTCTTTATTATCCATCAACTCTTTTGTTGTTATTACCTTATAAACTTCACCAAATAAGCCGGTTAATTGTAGTTCTGATATATTTTTACCATTAAGCGTTCCTGTTGTACCAAATCTGTATTTTACATCTGGCATATTATTCAGCAAAGTTGATGCTGATTTAGCCGCGTATGTATGACACTCATCTCCGATAACAACATCTATATTTTCAAGGTCTTTAGGCTTTAATTTGTACAAACTTTGCCATGTTGAAATAGCACAGTTATGTTTAAATTCTCTAGTAAACCCTGAATAGATTTTGTTACAGTTAGCATCTACACTCCACCCATTATGGCTTGAGTAATCTTGAAAATCAGAATACATTTGCTCAACTAAGGTTGTTGATGGAACGATAATCAAACATCTTTTACCGGCGTTAATATACCAACGAATTAAACTGTAAATCATTAAAGACTTACCAGATGATGTTGGTGACACAAGAATACATCTATTAAGATTAAGCGCCTTATGTACCGCGTCAAGTTGGTAATGTCTAAAATCAATAGGTTTGCTTCTTGCGTGTGGCTTTAATGCAGAACAAAAATTGTTTACCAATTCAAGTGGATAATTGTTTTGTTCTTTTACATCATTTTTATATGCGATTTTGTATTCATTAATATCTGCGAATTTTTCAACATAACCTATTAAACCGGTCTGTAACAGCTTTTTATGAATATCGTATAACCGTGCTTTTCCATCCCAAATTTTGTTACGGAAAAGTGGCATAAATTTATATCCAGGAACAAAAAATGAGAAGTATTCATACAATTCAGATTCTATACCAAAATCATCAGCTGTTATCTTAATAAAGGCTTCATTCAGTTTTTCAACATAAAGCGTGCCGTTCGACATTAAAAATCCTCATATATTCTATAATGAATTATATATAAGGATTTCTGATTTAGCCGGCGTTGAATGAAGATATAATAATTTCGTTTGGTTTGATTCCTTTATAGGCTAACCCGATAATTTCAACATTAACAGTATCAGGAGAATATGCCCAAACATCAGAACCCCATCTTCCTCCATATTGTCTGCTAGGATGAATTTCTTTAGCTTCTTCCTCAGAATATGCAGATACGACCATAGAATCGTATGTATCGTAGCCGCTTCGTTCAATTTGCCATAATCTATACAGAAAAAGTGATTTGTTATCCATTAATTTTAACTCTATCAAGTACTCGTTGGACTGAAACTGCTTGCCATTTACAACCTCTAGACGTTTTTACGTTTAATTTATTAAGATTATTCGCAATAGAATTTAAGGATTCTCCATTTTTTATGTTGTCTATAATAATATCGAATATAGAATATGCAAACAAATCAGCATTAGCCTTTCTAACAAGTAAACCCTTTTTTCTAGCAATAGGTAAGCTTTGTAAATTTCCTAAAGTTTCTCCTTTATCCTTTTTTACTTTTAGAGCAGCTTTAGTGCGTTTAGAAATTAATAAAACTTCTTCCTCGGCTTTAGCTACATTCAATAAAAGTTTAGAATTGTCTATAGGTAACCCAATATCAACACAAACCAATTTTACGTTTTGCTGTAACAAATTGGAAACAGCCCAAACATTTCTACTTAACCTGTCTGCAGAACTGACTATCAACATTAAATTGTCAGTTTTGCATTCTGATAAAATTTTACTTATGACTTTCCTATTTTTAAACTCACCTTTAGCAGATTTAATTTCATACTCAATTTTTACCAAATCAATATTATGTGAAATACAAAACTGTTCGATTTGCTTTTGCTGAGATTCTAAACCTAACCCTGATTCACCTTGTTCTTTAGAGCTAACTCTTACATAACCAATTGCTTTCATTGTTTATCCTTTACGTTTTGCAGTAGCCTTTCTTTTGTTAGAACGAATTAAACGTTCAGCGTAATCAAAACAAATACTTGGCATTTCTTCATTTTCATTAAGATCGCCTTCAAAGATTTTGTTTAACATACCGCGCTGTTCTACTCCATATTCATCGATATAAACCTCAACTTTGGCACCAAGTTTGATGTTAGCGTCAATAAAATCGCACGCAAAATATTCTAAATCTTTACCTTTAGAAGTCTTAAATTTAAGCTTAGAATAAATCACTTGTTTAACGTGTTTTCTTTGTTCAACAGGGAAAGAGTTGATGAATACTTCAGATAGTGGTAAAGTAGTTGCTTCAGTCATGGTATTCTCCAATTAGATATTAGACATTAATTCGTTAATTTTAGATTCTAATTCAGCTTCATTAAAACATATAAAAGAGATACCGCCGCCATAAGATTTGTTGCTGTACTTTTTACCGCCTATCTTTTTGGCTCTTGATAACGCAATGTTATAAGTAGCGTCAATATCATACCCATCACTTTCTTTAATGAACGTAAAAAAATGGCAAACAACTCTTGGGTTACCATCAACAGTACGGTTAATTCTTTCAAACTTAATCATATTAAACACTCCAATAACGTTATAGGTTAACTTCATTAATATCTATTATACTATGTTTTTATCAAAAGTAAAGCTTTATTTTTAATAAAACCTAAAATATTTTTAAGCGCTTAACCTCAATTCACGCCCGACTAGGCTATTATACGTGTTTGAAGATATAAAGTAAAGTTTTATTTTAGGCACAAAAAAGCCGACGATTAAGTCGGCTTTTTGCTATAGGGTTTCAAATTTGAAGAAAGTATAATTGAACGTCACATCACATGTTAGATAAGTAACATCTGACTGGTTAGTAACCATTGTCAACCCACCTAATTCTATCGGTCGTAAATCATAAAACGTTATATTTCGAATCACATTATTAGATGAAGATAAAATTTGTAAATTACCATCAGATACTTCATTCAAATTACTCCCCGCTATAAAATCGCTAAACTGGATTCTTGCTTCGGGAAACCCTAACCCAACCATCCATTTATAAATAGCTAGATAATTGCTCATATCTTCATCTACTATAAAGCTAACAGTCAAGTCTGAATACTGAAGATTGACCCCTGATGTATAAAAAGTAGATAGAGGAGTTTGAATTTCAGCTGGAGGTAAAGACACACTGGGTAACGTTACTTCTTGAGCAAAGTAAGTTAACTCAGGTATCTTCTGGATGCTGAATGTAAATCCAGACGCACTTAACGGATTCACATTATGCTGATTTGCGACAAAGTTTGCCATTTTTAACCTTTTAACGAAAGTGGAATTTTTAGGCTTATCTGTGCTACTTGGATAAAAAACATACCAACACCAAATAGCGCAATATATGTTCCTAGAATTGGTTCAATACCGGTTACCATCAACAGGATACCAATAAAGGCTAACCCGTTGGTGTAAATTGTATAATACTCGCTTTTTTTCATAATTGAAAAATCCCATTGTAGGGTTGAAATAATGTTACTCACGGTTGAGTAACCTCTTTAGTTTTGGGAGTAATTTTGCTCGTGACATTTTTACTTCCACTAGTATTTAATGGTAGATACCCGTTCAACAAATTTGACACTGTGTAAATAGCGTAAACTACAATTCCGCAACCCATTGCTGCTTTAAGCGTTGACGCAAGGTTATAGCCAATTTCTATCATAATATAATCCTCAAATTTACCAATTAGATTCATCAACGACCGGAATGGTCAATTCTGTCATAATACCGTTAACCTGATATTCAAATTTTACATGCAAAGTATATCCGATGCCGGTTGTATCTGTATGTAATAAATCAATATGCTGTACTTCAGGGAATTTCTGTAACAAACTAGAAATATCGTTTACATCACTCACACTGATGTTTTTTATCTTATTCATAATCACCGCGCAAGTAAGCTTTAATCCCGTCTTCAATCTCACGGGTTCGTTTTTTCTTAGGTAAATGAACATGACTTTTTCTTAACAAAGGACTGTTTAAAATCTTTTCCTTTGTTAAATCATCATAATTGTACCCACCTTTTATTTTACCATCTGTATAGTTCATATTCTCCACGCTCAAGCATACGCTGTCTTAATTGGTTTTCTCTAATTTGTTCTCTTAACATTTCTCTTCTTTCATACTCTCTATATCCATATTCCCTTTCACGTAAGATAACAACATCTCTTTCCACAGGTTGACTATATACTGACCCAAGAATAACACCGCCGATTATAGCAGGTGCTATCCAATCATTTTCATGTGCAACCCCAACAGAAGGGATAGTTAAGGCTAACGCCGCAATCAATAATTTGTTTTTCATATTACACTCCATTAAGGTTTAACTTCATTAAGATCTATTATACTATGATTTTTGTAAAAGTAAAGCTTTATTTTAAATTATTTTTCATCAAATATAAAAAGCTAGACTTTTCTATTTTATCTATAATTTTTATCTAGGTTTTTCGTAAGTCATTGATTTATAAAGGTTTATTAAAATTAGGGATAAAAATAAAAGCTAATGAAATCAATGACTTACGAAAAACGTAAAATTAAATTGGTGACCCTGTAGGTAAGGTAGGGTTGAAAATAGTTTACTTTTATAACGAAATTATTTATAATACATACTATAGAATACAACCGTGAGGGCATATGAATATAAGCGAACTACAAGAACAGTGGGAAATTGATTCGGAAATAGATGGAGTACAGTTAGACATAGAATCCATTAAATCTTCAAAACTTCATTCAAAATATATTGGGATATTGGTTGAGTCTAAACTGAAACTGATAAAGCTGAGACAGGAATACGCTAATTTAAGAACATTGAAGTTTAGGTATTACCGTGGGGAATTATCTAGAACAGAATTAGCAGAATTAAACTGGGTACAGTGCCAGTTAGGAAAGCCGCTAAAATCTGAGATGGACGAGATATTGAAGGGTGATACTGACTTAACTACAATCGAAACCAAAATTGAATATATGGTATCTATGATATACATGCTTGAGTCTATATTAAATTCAATAAAAGATAGAACTTGGAGTATTAGAAACGCTATCGAATTTAAGAAGTTTCAAGCCGGCGTATAAAATTTTAACAAAAGAAAAGGGAGCCGAAGCTCCCTTTTCATTTACATTAATGTAAAATAAATTCTACATAATGTTGCGTACACGAACAACACGATAGAAATAGTTTTTAGCTGCATATAAGCCAGTGTTACCAGAACCAGCATCCAATGTGCAGAATGGGTTAGCAGTGATACCATAACGTGTAGCAAAACCAATTTTTGGTTGGAACGTGTTAGGATCAGAAGCTCTCATTAATTGCAATGGAATATATGGGCAGTAGAAAATACCGGCGTCAAACGCGCTTGTACCTTTATAACCAACAACGAAGTATTGTTCGTTGCTCAAGTTACTTGAATAAGGATCGATGAATACTTTATAACGACCGTTCAATACACCAGCATAAGTTGTAGATGTATCGTCAACGTTTAAGTTAGTGTTCAAAGCAGGAGCATAATCTAATGCGCCAGCCATCGCTAAAGCTGAAGCAACGTCAGCTGAAGTGATAATGAAGTTACCACGACCACGACGAGTCAATTGACCAATCGCATTAGCTTCACGTTCAATTTGGAACAATAAGCCTTTGAATTTTTCAACTGACCAACGACCATTTGAATCTGTATCTAAGTCGAAGATGCCAGCAGTAGTTGTACCGTTTTGTGCACCTGGAAGAGCAGAAAGATAAACAGTACGGATAACTTCACGGTTAATCTCAGCAAGAATTTCTGTGCTTAAGATGTTAACCAATTCAGACTCAGCATCCAAGCCGTGTACTGATTGAAGATCTTGTGCTAATTCATTTGTATATTCAGCTTTCAACGCACGTGATTTAGCAATAACGTGAGTTTTTTCGATAGAGAACGCCATTTCGTTGAAAGTAGCGCCGCCGCTAGAACCTAAAGCTTCTTTTGTAGCTGTAGACATAGCAGTGCCAGTATTATAACTAGCAGCACCAGGATAAGTACCAGTTTGGTCGCCGTTTACTGGAGTGCCAGTACCGTCAAACAACGCATTAGTAGCGCCGGCGAATTCTGTGTTAGCTTCGTTATAAAGCGCTTCTGTGCCGTTTTGTGAACCGTAACGTGATTTCATCGCGAAGATCAAACCAGTAGGTTGAGTCATAGGTTGAACGCCGCAAATATCATAAGCAATAAGTTGTGGCATTGAACGACGAACCAAAGAAATCAAGATAGGATCGTAACCAGAAACAGTACCAGTACCCGCGCCTGTACCACCTAAAGCGATACCAGTACCGCCGGCATTAGCAGGAGCTGCTTCATTAAGCATACCGCTTGATTGTGTGCGCATATCATTTTCTTGGTTTTCCAATAATACCGCTGTTACTTCACGACGATATTTATCTTTGATTTCTGGCATTGCAGAATGCTCAAGGATAGGATTCCATTTTTTTAATAATTCAGGACGTGTAGACATTTTTAAAAATTTCCTTATAATAGATGAAGCAAAAATTATTTAACGTGACGGTCAATTGCCGCAACATATTTATTGATAGATGGGTTTGAGTTGTAGCTTTCGTTTAGCTGTTCAACTGGAGCATCAGTAATAAAAGATACAGAAGGTTTTGTTGAACTCGGTTTGCTGAAATAATGCTCATTGATTGTATTCAATTTTGAACGGTAAGCCGCTTCACTAGAATAAGATAATTCTTCAGCAAGTTCACGGAAACGTTCAGCATCAGTATCTACGAGTTTAGAAGTGAATTCTTCAACGATTAAAGAACGAGCAGATTCTTCTAATTTATATTTATATTGAATAGAAGTATCAACAGCTTCTTTTAATTTAGATTGTAAGGTTTCAATTTGTTGTGCTTGTTCAGAAACAACATCAATTTTTGACTCAGGAATTTCGATATAAGAAGATTCGAATAAACCTTTTAAGCCGCCAATGAATCCTTCAACAATTTCGGTTTTTAATCCAGTGTCGATAGCTAAAGCGTTTTGTTTAATGAACTGTTCAGAAACATAACCCAAATAACCATCGATGCTTTCATCTAAAGACTCTGTATATTCATTAAATTTGTCTTCATATACATCAGATAATTCGTCAAATTTAACTTCATAAGATTCTTCCAACTTATTGAATTTTGATTCATACATTTCTTCAATAACTTGTATTTCTGACTTAGCACGTTGAGCAACAGCATTCTCAAATGCCTCAACTAATTTACCTTTGGCTTCATCATCGAATCCTTCTAGTAAACCGTCAATAGAACCATCAGTTAATGACGCATCATTAACCATTGATTCGTATAATTTTTCTTTGATTGACATCAATTTCCCCTAATTAAATTCTTATTTTATTATTTAGCTATTTTACATTTCTAAGAAATTGTTCAAAAGATTCAACGCAAACCCGTTTAAGATCCTTTGAAGATGCAGATAAAATAGCCTGTTTAGTTTGTTCAGCATACATAGGTTGATAATGTCCGTTAATCAAAACCCATTCAGCATTTTCCATAATACCGTTAACCCAACAATCTATACCAGACGGCTCAGACACGATGTCAATAGTTCTTAAAAAGAAATCCGGTTGAACTTGGTTAACACCGTTAACCTGTTTCAGACTACCAATCCCACGAGTTGAAACACCTAACTTAATCCCTTCTTTTAAAAGCGCCGCCGCTATAGCTCCTTGTGGCATCGATTCTAAAATCTTAGCTTTCCCATAAACATCATTTTTACCCTCAAATCTTAAATCGGTAATTTTATGAGAAATTCTATCAGGGTTAACCGTCATAGTATCGGGATGACCCAACTCACCAGTTGAACGGTTTTCTTTAATTAAAGACTGGAAGTTATTAACTTCACGGTTCATAGTGTCCGCTTCGTAAACTCTTCCGTTTCTATTAGTTACGCCGGCTTGAGCAAAAACACCCTCAATATAATAACTTTTTTGCTTATCAGCACCTTCTAAAATGCTGTACGAAACACTTTCAGACAAATCAGTAAATAATTTCATGTTACGATCCCACCACATCAGTGTTGTCATATTCACCAAATAATGGAGTTTCAATTTTAGATAGGTAGCCATCAACTTTTCTTAATCTAACCCAAAGTTGCGCTTCACCACCTGAAATTGTTACAACCATATTTGATGCGTTTTCTGTATCATCTGGAGGAACCATAGCACCAGAAAAATCAAAAAAGCCTGACGCACCGCAGTTAAGGGTAAACACAGTCACTGAATTTCTTACCATTGTTATAACGCTAGTTGCGTCCCCAGTCCATTGGAGAGCAGCAACATTCACACGTCTAGGAACAGCAGCAAGTGTTTCTGTACTAACTTTAAGGTCGGTGTCTAAACTAATAGTAGCAGAACCGGCGTTACCGGCTATTTTCAAAAAGCATTCTTTTTCAGATGCTTTGATGATACTCTTAGTGACAGCCATGATTATTCTTCCGTATCAATCACTAAATTTTTAGCAATATTTTGTTTAAGGTGTTCAAGATTATCTTGAATTTTGTCTGCCATAATAGCATTAAAGGTTTCTTGGATTAAATCCACATTACCTTGCTCAATGGCTTCTAGTAACTCATTGTTCATTTTGTGTATCCTGTGTTGTTTGTTGCGTATTATCTTCAGTAGATTGGTCAGATGTTTGCTGTTCAGCATTAGCCTGCAAAGTTGAATCTTCCTTGTTTTCTTTATCTATCTGTTTAATTTCTTCTTCAGTTTGATGTAATACGTTTTTGCGTATCCAATCAACAGAGTAATATTTACCTACATATGGGTCAATTAATTGTAGAGTTTGAATTCTTCCTTGAATAATCTCATTATCTTTTAATTCAGCATAATGGTTATCTTCCGCGAACTCAAAATACAAAATTCGTTCAAGTTCTTCCCAGTCATCAGAACTGACAATACCTTTACCGATCGTTTGGACTCTTAATAAATCAATAAACAGAGCAGTAAATTTATGTCTTAATCGACCAATAAATTTAGCAAACTTAACTTCGTCTCTTGATATTTCAGAAGAACGCCCTATATTAAACCCAGATTCTGGAGTTAATCTTGAAGCAGGAACATTCAAAGATTTGTAAAGTTTATTTTGGAAAAACACAACATCGTCAATTTGACCTAACGATTGTCCACCTGGAAGGGTAACAATTTCTGTGCCTTTAGAGTTCATCACAAAAATGCCTGAAGATAAAGCAAAATTGTGATAATCGTGATGTATATGCTGTTCATCGATAGTTAACGTACCGACATCAATTGTATCCGTTCTAGTTACAACTTTTAATACCTTATGATTATTTAAGGATTTTGCTTTGTACGAACGGCGTTTTCCAACTTCATCAAAATTTCTAATGACAAAATCTGAAATTGAATCATACCCTTGTTCAAACAATGCTCTACTTAAAGATTTTTTGCTTGATAAGTTAGGGTAAATAGAACTGGCAATTTCAACAATTTCTGAGTTTTTTATATTTGGATAATATGATTGTTTGATTGACTCAACCAACACATTAAAATCATAACTTTTGCATAAAGAAGAAAATGCTTCGTTACGGTTAGCTAAATTCTTTTTCCATTTTTCATTAAATTCAGTTTCTGATAAAATTTCTTTATCTATTTTACGTTTTTCAGAAGCAACAGAACCAATCAAAGGCATTTCTTTGGTAAATCCTGGAGACCATTTTTTAAGATATTCTTCTTTTGATAAAATAAGTTTATCTGCATTTCTTGATTCAGTTATATGTTCTCTTCCGAGTTTTAAACCTTTCCAAACATTTTCACATTCTGCATTAAACTTAGAAATCTCTTCTTTGCGAGCTAAACCATTTTCAGTTAAAAAGAAGGCTTTACCTGATTCAGACAGTTTAAGTTTCCATTCATCAACCTTTTCTGTCGTTCTCCAATGAGTAGAATATCCAGAATGCAATTTAAAATGGTCATCTTTATCCATAATAACCAAATTAGATGGATTATTATTGAATCTGTTAAAATCTATATGGTGGACAACTTCATTTTTGACTAAATTTCTTTCGGCAAACGAAGATACCATTTTATGAGTAGTAATCCATTTGTTGGATTCATTATCAAAAACATAATTGTAATCTTTATTTTCATACAATACACGTTTTTCTACATCACAAGGCATCAATGATATGCCAGCAGATAAATCTTTAGCTTCTACCTTTAAGCCATTTCTTAAGATAAATTTATGGTCTGGGGTACACGTTACGATTTGACCGTTGTCTAGATAAACATCAACAATTGTCGCATCATTTCGAGTAACACCTGCCCAAGAAATTAATCCAGGAACAACTTTACCGGTAGGTGAAACAGAATAGACCCAGTTTTCTTTTCCTGCATTATGCTCAACTATGAGTTGACCTAATTCTACATCTCTGCCATCTAAAAGTTTTATTTTAGTCGATAAATCAAAACAGCCGTCTCTCCGTGGCATCCAATAATCTTCAATCATTGAAGGAGATTTGCGATCCTCGCTTATTTCTCCAGTCGTTGAGTTATAGACAAGTTTATTTCTAAACCTTGCCATAGTATCTTGAACATATTGGTCAGCCTTAATTTTAGGTAAAGAACCAACATCAATATAAAACACACGGCGTTCTGGTGCGCGGGTATAACGGTAGATAATCATTGCGTCTTCAGCCATTTTAAGCTGATTGACCAATTTGACACATTTATGCAGATAACTCTTAGCCAATCCAGTATTAGAATCAATTAAACCGGAATTAACATAAATTACAGAATCTGTTGAGAGTTTGATACCTTGGTTTGTAGTAGAAGTAAACCCTTTATCGTTGTAAAGATAATAAGAATCACCATCAACGTGAACATCATTCCCTGATGCGTCTTTTACCTTTTTAACTTCTTTAATTTTACGAATTTTTCTTGGGTCGATATACCGGACTTCAACAATCCCATTTTTCAGATTATCTTTATCAAGTACAATATGGAAATACATTCTTCCATCAATGTACCATTGTCTAAAGAAATCATACCCTTTTTTATTGAAGTCAAGAATGCTTAATATGCCATTAAATTCATCTCTAATTTTATTTTTAATCCCTTCAGAGTATTTAACCCCGTCCAGATTAATAGAAACTGGAGATTTAATGCCATCAAACGTAATTGCTTCATTCGTAATATCATCAATAGCAGATGAACAATCAGGATAATCAGCAGCAATTCTATACTGTCTGATTAACTGATTTTCGTCTTTAACAACGCCGTCTAAGTCTAAGGCTAGACCATAAGCAGAATAAGCGCTTATGATCGAGCCGTCGTCATTAGATGGAGGAACAATCGATTCAATTTTTTTCTTAGATTTATCTTCTTTTTTACCGATAGTAAATCCGAATATTCCAGCCATAATTTATATTATTCCAAAAATAAAGTTTTAATTAGTTGGTCCTGTAGATAATACTTCAGGTTTGTCACCATCTGCAAAGGTAAAGTAATCATATGTAAATGTTACTGTAAATTCTTCGATAGCATCACCCTGACCGTAATCTAACTGAATATCGCTAACACTGCTAGGGTATGCATTATGTAGCACGTATTGACGTAGAATGGTATCAGCATTTCTGTCTAATTGGTTAACTATAATGTTTCCCCAATAGCCACGTAAATCACCGCCGATAGAATCATTGTTAGAAATAGCATAGTGCCATTCTTCAAACACTCTACGGTTACTGAATTCATTATCGTTAATAAAGGTAGCAGTCCATTGCGCAAAAGTTTTTTCACCGGCAAAATGGATAGTTTTACCACGAAATGGTACGGCTACGTCACCAACATCAAATGCTGGTAAAGCAGCTGCTTTCAATAAAACTGCTTTAGTGGTATCAAATCCACGGTCACCTGGAAGGATAACACTGAATTGATTTGCTCTCGCGCCGCCTGTTGAAAGAGCAGCTTTAAATCTGTCGATAGTTGTAGACATTTATTATGCTCCTGCTGTAGTAAACGCAACTGATTGACGAGTTGCAACGAAGTTAAGAGTGATATAGTTGATGCTATAATTAGGTTTGACGAAAATGTCGGCAACGAAATTATTTGTTTCAACAACATTAGCGGTGTTGTTAGTTGCATCACAAACAACTTTAAAGTCGTTAATGCCGCGTCTACCTTTAATATCTCTTAAGAAAGGTTCGATCAAGTTTTTAAACTGTGCTCTTGTTGTGTCATCATTAATAGCGAACAATTGATATTGAGCAGATTTTTCGATAGATTTTTCTAACAAAATAAACAATCTACGAACACCGATACGGTCAAACGCGCTTGGGCGGTCTAACAAAGTTTTATCGCCGAACAATACAGTTCCTTGACCTTTAAAGGTAACAACTGGGTTAACATTTTGAGGATACAAATTATCGCGATCAGCTTTTGTAGGATTAACTGCTAATTTGATAACGTTTTTAATTTGACCGTTGTTAAAGCCGCCATTTGAAACCCATGGTTCAGATGTAATAGCAGCAAGACCAGCAATGTCACCGTTTAAAGCAATCCAACGACGTTTATCATTATAAGCGTCATATTGATATTTAGCGCCTGTATCTAAGAAGCCATATGAAGACGATGGTAATTCTGAACGATACTCAAGCAATTTATCAATAGCATCAGAACCAGTACCTTTGATGAATTCACCGGTAATAGTATCTTCTGGAGAAATAAATACGATAACGTCTTTTCTTGTTTCAGCTAAAGCAACAGCATGACTAGCAACAGTTGAAGAAGCTTTTCCTAAAGCGATAAAGGCAAAATTATATAAGTCTTTATTTGCAAGCAAATCTAAAGCAAGAATTTTTTCACCATCTGTAATCGATGCAGCATCAGTACCGCCGCTTAATTCAACATATAATGGATATGTTAAAGATTTGAATGATTGAGTTTTAACAATCACATCAGCTAATTCTGTGTTCCATGCGATACCTGTACCAGAAACGGCACTTGGAATATCCAACCAGTAAACATAAGCAGACGCGCTGTTGATAACAGTTTTATAGTAGCTTGAAGAACCATCATCATATTTAGCATCAGATGCTTTAGATAAGAATGAATACTTTTCAAGGGTAGCACCTTTCACACCAGTAAACGCACCATCTTTGTCGATAACTAAGATATGGATTTCGTCTTTAGCATTTAATACGCCTTTGCTTTTCGCATAAGAAGAAGTAGCAGGAGCTGAAGTAAATTGACCAGTATAAGAACTTGCAATTGAAACTTCAAAGGCAACACCTGAAACAGCAACTTTGCCGAAATTAACTAAAGTCAAAGATGTATTAGTTTCAATAGAAGCAACTGTGCCAATAACTGTATGGGTTGAATCAGCTTTATGGATAACTTCACCAACTTTTAAAGTTGATAAGAAAGAAGTACCAACACCGGTAAGCGTTTTAGAAGATGTTGTAGAAGTAACAGTTCCAACACGAGATTGATATTGGAAAGTGTTAGAGTCAACAACAACGACTTGAATAGAGTTACCTAATTTGCCTGGATAACGAGCAGCAAATTCACCGATATTCAAACCGCCGTTAATATAGTTTGATTCATAATCGTCATAGTTATTGATTTTGATACGATTATCTTTAAAGGTTTTTATTTGTATATTATATGAAACACCAGAAACACCAACTACACCGTTAGCAGTTAAACTTAACTGTGTGTTATTTGTGATAGAAGCAATCGTACCGATAACGATACCAGCAACAGTTGTTAAAACATCACCGATAGCTAAAATTTCAGAGAAATTAGTACCAACACCAACAACAGTTGTTGAATTTGTTAAGCTTGTAATTGTTCCTACTAATTTTGGAGCTGTGCCAAATGAAACACCTGAAGCAACAACAGCTGAATTAGCCGCTAACGTGATATGTGTATCGTCTGCGATAGAAAGAACTGTGCCTAAAATATCAAAACCAGCAGAGCTTGCTGTTAATTTAGTAACAAAACCGCCAACAGCAAGCTCTGTTGTAAATAACGTACCAACACCAACAACAGAACTAGAACCAGTTGAAGCTGTAATTGTACCTGTTAATGAATCGATAGAAGATGTAGTTGAAGCAGTGCTTAAAGTTAACTGTGTATTATTTGTAATAGAAGCAACTGAACCAATAACATTATAGTCAGCATCAATTAAGTTTTGACCAATTGTTAATGTAGAAAACTGTGTTCCATTAAAACCAAAAACAGCAGTAGAACCAGCAACAAAATGCGCAGTACCGGTTAAAAGTACAGAAGGAGTTTTAACAGAGGTGTATTGAGCATCAGCATCAGCACGAATGTTAATTAAGTTATTAGAGTAAGCTAAAAAATTAGCAGCTGTAAACCAACTTTGAGCATTTGAATCTGTAGGTTTCCAGAATAATTCTTTCAAATTGAGTTCTGAAGTAACTGTAGTCGGTTGAAGAACTGGTCCCCAGTTAAACAACCCTACATGCGCAGCGGCTGTTGAATTAAGACCAGAAACTGTTGAAGTGTTGTCAATTTCATTGACTTCAATTCCTGGCGAGACTTGGTATGACATATGTACTCCTAAGAGAATTGGTTGTTAAATTATAGTTATAAAAATATTTAGTGAAAAATGATTTTTAATTTATGTTCAAAAATGAAACTTTACTTTTTAGACCAATGAGACTATAATAGCCTAGTCGGGCGTGAATTGAGGTTAAGCGGCTAAAATATTATACCCCAAAGTTAAATGTCCATTGGTCTTGAGTTAATGTTCCTGGAACTGTAGCCGCCGTTTGATAGTTTCCATTTACATCAGGTAGATTAGCCGTTACATGTCTAATCAATTTAGATCTTGTTATTTCACCAAATAAATTAACTTTAAGCGTAAAAGAAAATGTGTGAATTATAGATCGTCTTGTTCTAAAATCTGATTCATAATCATCTTCTACTGACACCCCGTTTAAAACTAAAGGCACATCATTGATGATATTCATATCTGGAACAGCATCAATCGTAATTGTATAATGCGGAGTAAACATTGGCAGTATTTGTTCCATCACCATCAACCCGTCTTCAACATTTTTAGTTTGTAGATAAAGGTTAATATCAATATTATATGGAACAGGTGAAAACTGTGTATTCGCTTCAGTAGGCGTAGCGCTAGATGCTATCTTTTGCATCGAATTAACCTTTCTACTTGAATCGTACGAATAATTAGTTATTTCAAACCCAAATCTAGGCATCGTAGTTAACGTATGATTGGTCAAATTTGGGTCTTGTTCAATTCTAGTAAGCCATTTCTGTTTGCTAGAATATGCTATAGGTATGTTAATAGTTTGTCCGACTGTACCATCAGTATTTAGCCTTTCAATTTGAAATTGAGAAAACAAGCTACCGAAAACTGTAATAGTCTTTTTGATTATACCGGCGTAATGTGGTGTCATTAAAATTCCCCAAAAATATTAGTTTCGTCGAATTTAATTGTAGAAGCCTTAGTTTGGAATTTGCTATTATCACCAAATGAATCCTGATCGTCAGTATCTGTATTGATATCAATATCAAATGATTTTAAGGTTTCAAACACATCAATATCAACTTCACCTGTATTAATTTTTTCTGAAGAATACTGGAATAATTCAACGGTAAGCTTATACACATAAAGTCTGCCAATTTGATAAAATGGATCTTGATGTGCAACAAATTTAATTTCAAACAAACCGCCCGTTAAAGGAAAATACAGCAAATCTCCTTCAGCTGGTCTTTCAGGTAGGATAGTTGTCCCGTATGCCCCAACTAAATCTAACCATTCTTTTCTTGCTACGGTAAGCGTAGCAGACTGATCCATAGTTAAACCAAATTTAGACATAAACGCGCCCTGTCCTTCGAACGAGTCTATGTTCTCAAAATAAGTCACTATAGGGTATGAATTGTTAAATTGAGATAGGGTATCTTCCCCTAAAATATCATCAACACCAACCAATGTTCTAGGAATATAAAACATTTCCTGTCCATAAATATTGATTGTTTCTATGATTATACTTTCATAAAGGTTTTGTTCTGATGTAGATTTACCAAAATTAAAATATTGGTTGCGTGGCATAATTTAATCCTTAACCAATAAACATATCTAATAAGCCAGATTCATTAGCCGCTTGTTGTTCTAATGCGGAAATCTCAGAAACGGCTGTATCATACATTGATTGTCCGTCAATAGTAACCCCACCTGGAAGAGAAACGCCGTTGTATTTGCTTAGGTTTTGACCCCATTGCATTTTGAATTTGGCAACCACATAAGCCTTTAACCAAACGTCATCATACATTTTAGTTTCTAATTCAGGATCTATAGCCTGATAACAATCAACAATAATGTAATGAAATGGTGATAATTTATCCCAATTCATATCGATGTACAGTTTACCGTTATTTTTATTGAATCTCAACTGATTTTGTCCAGATAACAATGTGTCTAACATCTGAAGATGATTCATTGTCATTTGGTAATCTGTAATATTTGAATTGTGTAAATTCGCAATCATATCCATACGGAACTGCGTTTCATAATTCAAAATTGAGTTAGACGAATTTGCGTTTAAAGAAAAAACTCGAGTTATACCGCGTATGTCGTCAGGCAACTGAATATATTTGTTTGTCATATTAGTGCTAGTGATAAGATGCTTAAGATACATCTTTTCCACACCATCATAATGATACATGTTATAATATGCTATGGCGTCATCAAGTCTATCTTCTAATTGCTCATCTGCCACATTGACTTCAATAACAGGAGCGCCTAACGCTCTTAATGCGTACTGTTTTAATTGTTCTCTTGAACGAATCATATTTTACCTATTTGAAGTTGGCTTTGGTATATTATATTTAGTGAAATAAAAAACCCTGTCAACCAGTTAAGATTGACAGGGTTAGCACAACAATTCAATATGATTTATTTGTTACAGTGAATTTCTATTGAGTTTGGTTCTAATGTTTTTGCTACTTTTTCACGCAAAGTAATTCTAGCAAACTCTGGTGCTTTACAGTAATCCGTTACCGCCGCGCTGATTAAAGTTTCCGTTTCAACCAAAGCCGCACATCCTGTTAACATAAGGGTAAGCGCCGCCAATAATACTAATTTCATAATTTCTCCAAGTTTTTAATGTAGTTTTTCATTTCATGATTAACGAAAAAATTGACCTTTCCTTTCTTTAATCCCAAAATAGTTCCTTTGATTTTGTCTTTAACCATTTGAAAGACAGTCATATCAGTTAAGTCACCGTTATGATCAAAATAATTTAATTCACCATGATGATAGTATGGGAATATTGGATTTCTAGGTACAATATCAGCATTATTAACCCAACGATGATGCTCAATATTTAATGTGTTTAAGAAATTGATATAGGTATAATTCCCAACTCTTGGTGAACCAAAGGTATATAGGACTGGATTTGGCATATCAGGAAATCTGTGGCAACGACCAGCAATAAGAGTAGCCATAGCCGCGCCTAACGAATGTCCTGTAAGATACACTTTTCTGTTAGGGTATTTGAGGAATAATTTAGATAAGTCATCCCAAATATTATCTACAGATGCTTTAAAGCCGTGATGGACTTTACCTATACCGGAACTGCTAGGAACTAATCTGAATCTAATATCCGCGATAATATCTTCAAGTTTAGTAGGTTGAGTTCCTCTACAAACAACAATAATTGTATCAATGTTAAAAAGAAAATAAGCCTGCGAGCCGTTTTTATCCAAAAATATGGTATTCCAATCTTGGAATTTGTAATCATCAGTGTAAGCTAATTCACTGAATTTTGCCATCATTAACGGCGTAATCATTTTCACCTCCTATAAGCGTTTTCTTACAGTCACCTGTATAACATCTTTACATGTAACAATTTTTGTATTAGCATCTGTTATGACAACATCAAACGACATTGATGGAGGTTCCAACTCACCGACATCAAAATTATATTGGACGATACCAGCAGGTGCATCTAAAATAATCATATTTTTTAATTTTGTGACTTTAGCCTTAGTCACCCATCTAATTTTTACCGTTGAGCCGGTTAAGTCTATTGGTGCAGAAGAAACAGTATCAATACATTTTACTTGAATCGCAGACCCTGTATCTCCTTCGACGAAATTATACATTATTTCAACCCTTTCGCATTTAGTTTGTTAGTGAATTCAGAAATCGTAGATTCTTCAGTCGTAACAGAATCTGTAGATTTGATAACATTTGTAAATTTATTATTCGCATTAATAGTTTTACCCGCGTTGACCATCGTTTTATCAACATCAGTAAATTTGGCTTTATGATAAATTGCTTGGCTAAAGTTAGATGTCGTATAATCAAATTTGGTAAATTTCTCATTAGACGAAATAACCGGTAAGAACGTAGACTCAACACTTTCAATAGCACTAAATTCGCTGCTTGGATACAAGAATTTAGTGAAACTAATATCAGCATAATCTGTTTCAGTAAACGCCCTTGATGTATAGAGCACAGATAATTCAGATTTGAAGTGGTCTAAATTACCTAATTCAACAAATATGTTATTGCTTCTTAATGGTAATGCCGCCGCGCCCGTAACACTTGAAACGTTAGACCCAAATTGTATGCCAGATATATCTGCTGTATAGACAACGAACACGTCTGATATTTCAGTTTTAATTGTGTTAGATGTTAATCCAAATCCTATAGATGTTAAAATAGATTGGATATCAGAAGATAGGCTATTAGATTCTACAGATTTATAGGTAACGGAAGATAAATTTTCAACTGAAGAAGCTGCTGTGTAACCAGAAACATTAACGGTTGAATCTGATGAAACACCGAATGATTCTAATCCAGAATAGGTTACTATTGATGGGAGAACGTTTGATAAGCTTTTATCTAATGTGCCAACATAAGAACTAAAATAATTTGACTGAATTGGCGCCAGATTATTTGGATTTAGATTAGCCAGATTTGACTGTATAGAGTTAAACCGTAAATTAGATAAAACTGAACTGTATGAAGCAAAGGCATTATTTTCAGACGCAATAGAATTAGTTTGTAATAATTTGCGTGTATTTGAATAAACGGAGTTGATGCTTGTTGAACCATAAACGCCGGTTAAAATATCATTTGAATCTAAACGAATAGCAACAGACCCTATGTTTGTTATTGTTGTTGTGTTACTAAGGGTAAGCGTGTTAAATTTATTTGATATTGAATTTACAAATGGTGTTATTGATAATGAAGATAGGTTATTATATGGAGCCAATACATTATTGACAGCATTTATTGAACCAGACGTGACAACATAGGCATCTGGTTCAATATAGTTTGCTTCAACGTAATATTCCCAACTGTCCAGATATTTAAAAACATTAGATAATGCTATGGTAATATCTGACATAGGCGTATTAGGTTAATCTTAAAAGACCAGTAACATTATCGTTAACAGGCATTGTTAGTGTAAATGTTCCAGCCGTTACAATTTGATTACCAAATGTATGAACTGAAACCGCGTTTTTACCGCTTGACGTGTAATTATAAATTAGGACAGTATCAAACGGAGTAGATAATGTAACATTAGAAAAGATAATTGATGCTGTCGGCGTAACGTAAGCGACGCCATTTGTCACCAACGGTGCAGTATTAAATTCAACAGCAACACCACCGGCAGTATAACCTGTTCCAGTAACTTCACCAGTTGATGTGTATGCTGTAGTTGATGCATTAATAGTAGCAGTCGATAAATAAAGCGCCGCGTAAAAAGTATCTTTTGCTGTTGACGCCCTTACTACACTTGGACCAAACGCATGAATGCCGTTCAGTAAATCCTTTTTAAATGTGTTACACATCGCTTGTGTATTAGCCATTAGAAATTCCCTATTTCTGACGATGTTGTTATAGGCTTAATTGCAACATCAGTATCTAATCTAACAACTTCACCATGTAACACATATTCAGTAAGAATAGACACAGTGCCATCTCCCTCAATACGATTAATGGTTTTAGTTAAAAGAGATTCTTCAACATCACCTTTTGTTGTATATATTAATGCCATAATTTACTCAAAAGACATTCCGATAGAAACATATTCATGTTTGGAAAACTCTGGGACTTCAGAAATTGTTCCTACAATTCCAGTTTCTACATCAATATACTTTTGTACTATAATAGAGTCAATTTCTTCTTGGGTTAACCCTTGATAAAAATGTGAACAATTTGGTAATTTGTCTGATAATTTTAGTGTTGCCATAGTTTAGCTCCAGAATTGGATTAATATTTTGGTTGGTGTTTTATCTGTTTGTTGCCATCCAGGTGGTAATGCTGAGTAAATTTTTACTATTCTCATACCAGTAAACGGCACAGTTGAATATTCGGAATTTAATTTTGTCAATATATTAGCAAGGTATGATGTATTCATACCTGATCCATAATTGAATGTAGTTGTAAACTTGTAATCTGTTAATGATATGATTACAGGTGCTTTAATTGTCGATGTTCCACCAAATATAGTTTGGAGTTCTTGTATTTTGCTAAAAGGACTCGACGCCTTTATAGTTGAGGTTTTGAACAGTTCTGTATCACGATAAAACTTAACGGATAACACTTCGCCTGGACCACAAAAACTAAACGCAATTTTATCCAGTGGAGTATTTAGTGATGTATACCTGACATTACCAAAAACTGGTAATGTCATACCAAAAAATGCACTTCGCATAATATCTATAGATGGATTATCGCCGAATACGTATGGATACTTTATAAAACTTACTAATTTTGGTATTATAGGAAACGTTGTTTTGAACAATTCTGTATTCAGGTAAAACTTAACAGATATTATCTTTGGTGTGTATAATATAGCACCAACATCAAATCTAAGTTTACTATTATTCAAAATTGTGAATAATTTTTGTGTACTTAACCCAGCATACTTATAAATGTTGTTTATGGCATTATTGGTAAATACTTTTGCCGGTTGTATAGCCGTAAAATTGTTGGTTGTTGCTATAGAATAGCTTGATGACAATATTGTAGTTTTCACAAATGAATGCTCAAATATAAGCATTGTCGCAAATCTAACAAAAGTCGTAATATTTTTTGGAGATTGTATGCTTGTTATTCTATTGGAAGTCGCAATACTATAACTTCCAATTTTCATAGGGTTTAATGGTGATATCCCACGAGTTAACGATCCAATAGCCGCTGAGCGGCTACCGAATCCAAAAATATAACTTCCTGTTACATCAACCAGCGTTATCATGCAGGCATTGCTATTTGAGCAAGGTTAATTACACCAGTTGGGTTTCCTCCAACTGAAAGCCCACCATTTACATTGCTGTAAACTTTTAATCCAGTATCAACTGATACGTAAATTCTCGAACCATCAAAATATGCTAAACAGTTTGTTGTAGCAAATGTGTTGGTTGTTCCTTGGTCTATCATTAACACAGGAGCGGTCAATGAAGTTGTTATACCTTTACCAACCGAAGTTATGAACCAGTTATTAGCAACAACAGAATTTCTAGGTATCATAACTATCGACCCTTGACATTTAAACGCGGTTAATGCTACGTTTGATGTCAATGCTGATGCTGTACTAACTGAAGTTGCACTAATTAATGCGCCAGTTCTTGTATTGAATTGAGTTTGATAAATTGCACCTGATGATACTGCTTGCCATGAAATAGCATTATTGCCATCTAGTATTTGCAAGTTTACATTAACAGGAATACCAGCTGTTGCAAGAGCTATAAACAGGGTAGGTGCAGTGCCGTTGTATGGAATTTTGATAATTCTGAAACTTGCTGCAGCTACTGGAATTGGAGTCGCTAAGAAGTTACCTTCAAAATCAGGTTTAATATCACGAACAATTTGAGTTTCAGCCGATGGTAATGCAGGGCAAGTAACCGTTGCTGTTGTAGCAGGAGTAATTGCTGATAATGTACCAGTTGAAGCTTGAGTATTAAATCTGTAAAAGATTGGTGTATTTGATGCTGCAGCTGGTGAGCATATAATAGTACCACCGCTGATACCAATTGATCCATAACCAACGGAACTGTATGTTACTAAAGTTGTATCATCAGCAGTATCTAAACGCGATAACGAGATACCTACTGTACTTGATGTAAAATACACATAACGCTCACCATCAAATTCAATATCAGTATAACCGCCGCCCGAAGCAACTGTACTTACCGTTTTTGTGTCAAGTCTAAATCTAACAACCGAAGCACCACCTGCTAAAATAGCATAAATTGCTGTTCCTGTATAACATACTGCATCAGGTCGTCCACCAAATGCATATACCTCGTTAGTCCACGAGGTATTAGCAAACCACGATGTATTATCTGTACTTGCTGTTTTATGGTGGCAATTCAATAACCAATGAGATCTATCAGTACCGGTTGCAGACGCATTACCATCAGAATCACAAGGTATAGTAATCTTGTTCATGTTTTGGCCAATAGGAGCCAAAACTTTTAACCCATAAATTTGACCATAGTTTGTTATTGTACCTGCATAATCATATATTGGTTTGATTGGCAAAGTTAATCTTCGTGTAGAATCCCAACCATTTGATATGAATTTATTTGCACCATTGCCCAAATACCAAATGAAAGCATTTACTGTAGTAGATAACCAGTTTGGCATAAATGTTGCACCATAGTCACCACCCCAGTTTTTAGCAGCATTGATACTAGTATTACCATTACGAACTCTAGGCATGCTTATAAGCGTATAGTCGCCAGCATTCAATGGTTTACCAGAACCTCCAGCAGTTTGAGCGCCCAATGTCCATAATGTAGATGATACCCAACCCCAGCAAGGATAATTTGCTGTTGTTGTATCCATAACATCTTCACGTTGAGTTTCAAAAATGCCTGCCCACATTGATGGTTCATTATTGATATATGAGTGAATGACACCCCAGCGTGGAGAGAAATTAACGATAAAATCACATGAAGTTAAATTGAAAGCGACTGGTGCACTATCCATATAGGTATATGCTTCATTTACACCAGTATGACTTGATACAGCGGCAGGAGATGCTGCTGCATAGTTAACTGGGTTGTCCCAATATTCAAAGCAAGTAATGTTGGCTGTTAATCGTTTTAGATTGTATCTAATAACGGCATTTTTATATGTCACTGCATCTTTGTTAATACATCTAAAAACTTGAGTATAAATTGGTGATTGTGTTCCGGTCGTATTATCTTGACCACCCCAGAATGAATCAAATAGTGTCCATCCGCTATCGGTTTGAGCAGTTACGCCAGATGCAGCAGTAAATGTGACGCCACCTAATGCTCCTGCACTTCCTGGTGTAGTATCGGTAATAGCATCAGCAATTGTATTTGCGAATGTCATAAATGTAGTTAAATTCCCAGCACCTGAGGTAGGTGTAAATTGGGTTGATACTTGTACAGTTGATGTACCTATGTATTTGGCTGAAATTGTCATGAATATACCAATGTTATGTTTAAGTTAGATCCACCAGTAGCAGAAATGATGTCCATAGTTATAAAATCTTCCGTTGTCAGCTGTACGTTAACAGAAACAGAATTTGATTTATGTTGAGTTGATGTTAAGGTAAGGTAAGATCCTAAAATACTACTGCCATTCTTTTTTATATTTATTTGAATATTATCAGATGACACTACACCAATAGTAGCAAAAACACTTAAAATTGTAATTGGTTTATCTGGATACCATCTAGCAGTTCCATAGGTAGGTTCTAGTTGACCAAAAAAATTTAAAGTTTTAGTTTGAGTTATACCAGAAAGAGTATCAGTATCTTTTAATTGACGGAGTCTTCCATCTTCTATAACTATAGGGCGCATATTATGCTAATTCAACTGGATCAGCAAATTCAACATTAATCGTAGTTGCGCTGGTTGCAACCCCTACTTTTTGAACAACGTTACCAGTTGTTGATGGAGGAGTGCTAGTAAATCCTCCTGGAGTTGTACTTAAAAATACGTTTCCAGCGGTAGCGCCCGTAACAGTATTATTCGATCCTTCAAAATATACAGTCGCAGTTGACGGATGAGTAAATGATGATAAAACAAATCCATGTGCTTCTTTACCAACAGTTGTGGCATCTGCTAAACGAACAGCAGGCGAACCTGAGTTATTCCAAATGTTAACAAATTTACCCGCGCTTAATGATTCACTGGTAGCAATAGCCGCTGTATCAGCACCAATACCAACAGGAAGAAAAGATGAATCTAATCTTCCGCTAACGTCTAACGCCGGTAATTTACCCGCGTCGCCTGCACCAGCAGAAGTCTGTACTCCACCATCAATCAATTTATGATTTCCGGCAGATAATGTAACAAATTTTTGAATAGCCATATGTTTACTCGATTAAAATAGGTTGAGATAAAGATATAATAAGTGTATCAGAAGAATACGCGACACCGATTTGTTGAGATATACCGGTAGAAACTGCTGTAACAATATTGCCGTTGTTTCCCAAATAATAGGTTGTTCCTGCAACTAAACCAGAAAATCCATTTAGTGTTCCAGACGACATAACATTAGCAACATTACCAGAAGTCACAGCTTGAGTTGTTACACCTACTACTTTACCAATATGAGATGGTGTATCTTTATCAGCATATTGGCATCCTGTTGGAGTCATAATAACAACCCTGTTACCGCCTAAAGTTATAGCAGCTGTAATGGATAACGTTAAAGGCGCTTTGTTTGTATCTAAAAAATTAAAATTAGCATCCATCTCATTAGATGTGAGAGGAGAACCTTTTGCTGAACGTAATGTTACATTACCCATATTATAAACTCTATTTTATTTAGTAATTTCTTTCTTGACTCTTGGTTTCCGTGTTACCGGCGCTTTACCCGTTTTCAATATTTGTGTTCCATTAGCAGGTTGGACTTCATTTGGTTTATCAATAAACCGCTCAACTGCTTTGCTAAAATAATAAAAGGCTATTATATCAATCCCAATATCTTTACATGCCCAAAGTGGTAAAGTCGCATCACTAGGCGACACGCCAGTTCCCAAATAAATGATGTTTCTGAATACTTGTGAAAGTAACCCAACAACAGCTAACAGTAACCCTATTTTATGCCAAACTGGATACAAACGAAGTCTGTCGCTAAGTAAGCCGCAAAACAATATTACGGAAGCAAGTATGTTAAAAAATGTTAATGCTACAAATCCAACGTCTGCTATCATGTCTATTTACCGGTTGGTTCTTTTGGTGTTCTAGGTTTTCTTGGTTTAGTAGGTGGCTTTCTGGTAGCCTTTGGAGCTGTTTTACGCAGTTCTTGAGTCACTTCAAGAATATCTTGCCCTTCTCTATTATCGAAAAATTTGGCTATGAATGATAACACACCCACAGCACAAATTCCGATAATATAACCAACTCCCATTATAGATTCAGTATCAGTAGGCGGTATTTCAAGCATGCGCAAAGCAATCCCACAAAGCGCAAAACTAGCTCCGATTGACATCCCGCCAATCATTAAACCGGCTACGAATTCACCGTATTTATGGAGCTGTTTTGGTTGCCAAAATAAACCGATACTGATACCACCAAGAAATGCTGAAAAACTACTAAACAGTTTGGCAACCAGTGGAATAGTCTCATTCATTTTAAATCCTTTTAATTGTTTCTTGATGTGTTTAATTTATGCTTATTCTGGTTTTGGATATTTAGTTTTAACTGCTAGGCATGCATCAATGTATGACTTCATTTGAACTTTGTCACCTTTGACGATCCCGTCCAAGTAATCTTTAAAGTCTGGGTATTCAGCCGCCCGTTGTCTTTGATACTCAGTTTGGATAAACTCAATATTTTTGGCATGTAAAATAGCCTTTTCTTCATCAGATAACTTAGGTCTGAAATAATTAATATTTCCACCCAAAGTTGCTGCGAAAAATTCTACTTCTTCTGCGGAACTAAATGGAACCAATGTTTCGGGATTATATGATGGTAATACACACTCATATAGGGCATCATCATCTGTAGTTATTGTGCTTGTTAAATCATCATTAATTGTTACTATCATTATGATTCTACTCCTAAAATGGCAAACCCTACATAAGATACACCATTAGTAAATACTGTACCTCCTTGCATACCATTCAGTGGAAAATACGATATGCCCGTTGATACACCAGTGCCTGATGAATACACCTCCACGCCATTAATGGATAATTGACCATATCCATTTTGACAAATTGCGATACCATTAAATACTCTGCCAGAAGGAACAGTGTATATGACTGTGTTTGTTGAACCGCTTTTTGCCGATATAGTTCTAGGTGCGACTAGCGCGGATGCGGTTGATACTGTTGATACTGTTAACATATTATTTCCTTATACCGTTTTTATTCCAGTGATTCTAAGAGTCGTTGTTGGTCCGTATGTATTTTTTTGTGCTGTTGTAGCAGCATCATTAAAAATTGGTTGAACAATACTTGTGCTTGTTATTCTAAGATTTGAAATAGATTTTGAATCAATTATGGATAAATTTCTGTCAACTATTACTAATTTTGAAGTTGCGCCTATTCCAATAATGCCAACTTTATATTTCTTTAAAAGTTTGACTATATCATCCCAGACATGGTCAACGGATGCTTTGAATCCTTTATGGACTTTACCAATACCAGAACTACTAGTCACAAGTTTGAATCTAATATCGGCAACTATGTCTTGCCACTCGGTAACTTGAGTACCTCGGCAAACTATAATGATAGTGTCTATATTGAATAGGAAATAGGCTTGAGAACCTTTCTTATCAATAAGAATACTTTGATAGCCAGGGAAGTCCTGGTTATCGTTATAAGCAAGATTGCTAAATTGTGCTAGTAGTAATGGTATTGTCATGTTATAATTGAGATCTTAATGTTTCAATTTGAAGTTCAACGTCTGCAAGCCATGCTGTGCCGATACCTAAAATAGCTTCACGCTGTCTGCGCGGTGTCACTGACGCTTCTAGTACGGCAATGTTTGCTTTGATTTTCGCTTTCTCATCTATAACGGGTATATTTTCATTTATAAAATTCCCATTGATATATGCCCAACCAATTCCTACACCTTCTGGCATTAGAATCCAACCCTGCTCTGCCGCATATTCTGGTCCTGATACAACATTATTGATTACTTTATTATTTTCTATTACTGCGTAATTATTCATTATGCGTATTCCTCAACGATTACAATACCCGCTCCACCATTATCACCTGCTCCATTTGGAGCACCTCCAGTCCCCCCTGCTCCATACGCGGCATTACTATTAGAAGAACCTCCCCAGTAAGATACGCCCCCTGGCATCTTATTTGAGTTTGTAGAACCTGTTCCTGTGCTTGGAATTCCCTTTCCACCATATAAATTTATATTACCAGCAGATGCACTTCCTCCATTGCCAGCATAACCACTGCCGCCTGAAATTGTGCCAGCAGTACCACCGTCTCCAGTTCCATCAGCACCAAAACTACTACTTCCTCCACTAGTTCCATTTCCGCCTGTAGCACCGCCAGTTCCGACTGCTCCTACAGTTACAGTTACAGTAGTAAGACTAGTAGCACTTAAGAATTTAATACTTGTTCCGCCTGCTCCGCCAGAACCACCGTATGCGTTAAACGAGCTAGACGCACCACCACTGCCACCTCCTCCGCCTCCAGTAACAGTAACACGAATGTTATTAGTCCCAGCACCTTTAGTCCAAGTCCCAGAAGATGTAAAAACTGTCATTCTTAAAAGAGAACCTGAAGATGGCGTTTGCCAAGTTGCATCAGTTGAACTTGTTGCTATTAATGCTTGTCCGGCTGTTGGAGCAGTTGCTCCGCTGACAGATACAGTTGTTGTTGCTGATTTTATACCGTAAGCTATTGCATATGTACAACTTGAAAGATTACCGCTAGAAGGCGTTCCAAGTACCGGCGTAACAAGTGTAGGGGATATTGATAATACATTATTACCGCTACCAGTAGATACCGTTACACCAGTACCACCATTTGCAACCTGCAATGGATTAGTTCCGCCACCTGCTCTTAATATATTTGAAAGACTTTTTGTCATTTCTTATTTCCTTATAGTTGAGTTGGCCAAATCACGGTAAACGGAAATCCTTCTTGGCTAGTGATATCCCTTAATTCTTGTCTATATATCGACCAAGCATCTTTATCAACTGGAGCATCTGCTACTTGAGTCCAATCAGTATCCTTCAATAACTGGTTTCTTGTGTTTCTTACCGAAGTACCTTGTTGGGTATCAATTCGTGCTTTGTATTCAGCTTCTTGTTCAAGAGCAGTCTGAGTTTCATTATCAGTAAAGACTGGTCCCAAACTATACTTAGTAAAATATTGACCTTTGACTTTCTTAACACCCTCACGGAATGAATATTGATAAGGCGTAGTCGGAACAGCCTGTTCACCTTCAAGAACTGGAGCAGCACCAAAATCTGCTAGGATATCTTCAGTAATGATTGGAGGGAAACTAGTGTTAGCATTAAGGTTTCTGAATTCCTGTTCAGAAACCACTTGTTGAGTTTTTGTAAAGATAATTTCCATTTGATGTCCTATGATATTGCTAAGAAGATGTAGGATACTCCAGAAGCATTTGCTGAAGCAGTTGTTTGGTTTACTGTAAATCCAGGCGCATAAGGATCTAACCAATCTTCACCAGTAACTTCAGCCGCTGATGAATTAAGAGATAATATTGGATCATTTCCAGATACGATTCCTCTAGCAGTATCGGCCACTAACCAGTCACCAGTAGTTGAGGTAGCTTTTACCAAGACAAATCTTGCGCCTGCCGCAAATCCACATTCGATATTTTGACTAGAACCATTACCTGTGTAGGAGCCTACTTTAGAGATTCCTGCGAGTGTGGCGAATAGGTAGGCGACGTAGGTGTGTGTTGATACATTTGGTGTATATGATCCATACGAACTGTCTAAACTAAATGTAGTCGATGTAGCAGCGGTAATAATATTTGCATATGAAGTTGAAAATGCGTTGGTAAAATATAACCACGCACCCTTTGCACTCAAACCTAGTTGAGAGCATGCAACTTGCCAAGTTGTAAAATTTGCGCCACTTGACGTTCTGTCAGCAAAAATAAGTAGTTCTGGTGAGCTAGTTAGATTGTGGTTTATGTTTTGTGTAGCCCCATTCCCCGTATAACAAACTTCATCAAAGAATCCGGGGGCGCGTTTGAGATGATGTTGGATATATGTATAACCACTTCCATTAAACGATTGCGAGCTATTTCCATCGGAACCAAGTTTGATACCATCCATTTCAAAACTTTGAATTGCGCTAGTGTCTGAACGTTCTGCTTCAGTATTATCATTTCTCAAATATGAGTTGGGACCTCGTAATTTATCGCACCAAACTGGATGCCATCCCGCAGCATCACGACGTTGACCACGAACTACGTCTGGAGAAAATCCAATTCCGGTAATTGTAGTTATGGTTGCGTTGCCAGTTCTCGCAATAGCGTTATAAACCTGCGTCCCACTCGTTGGCGGCTTGTTTGGGCGACGGATTGCCATGTAGATGTAAGTGGCAGTCGTACTAGGAGTAAAGTTAGATACTCCGCTAAACCCCGTAGCGTTAGGACCAAGATAATAAGACGTTCCTGTTTCAAAACCGCTAGTGTTTGGGGCTAATACTTGAGTAACGTCATTACCCGATGCTGCGATAGCGTTAAATGCAGGGCGCATAACATCCATCACAGCCCAATTTTCTGCAATATCAGTACGTCTTATTAAAATGTATTGAGGTTCCCACCCTAAAGTTATATTTGGGTATTGCAAATAAGTGCTAGTAAACGACCCGCACTGAATAATTCCAGTTGATGACGTGTCATGAGCGAATAGGTAGGCGACGTAAGTACCGCCAGAAGCATTAACAGTAGCATCTGTACCCACAGAAAACACGGAGCTTGTCGGTGCTGTTGAGTTCCATACGGTAGGTACTGAGGCTTGTGCATCACGTAAATTTAGCTGTATTGAATATGCGGCTGACGTTAAACTTCTATGATAAACCTGCCAATCTGCTGTTGTGTCAGTACGCTTAACTATAATCATTCCCGGAGCAACACCAAGACTATGTGCAATCGTTCTTGCACTACCTGTCCCCGTATAAGTCACCACATCAAAAAACTTCGCGGCTTTGCGGAATGTCCATGAGACGTAGGTAGAACCTGAATTATTACCACCATTATTTAATGAAACAGCAAACCCTGATGCGCTTACAGAATCTACAATATCATTGCCAACAGATTGTGCGCTAGTGTCATTGCTAACAAGACTGTTTTGAATACCTCTAGTTGTATCTTGTAAATAATTGTTATATGTTGTGCTTCTACTTTTTAACCAAACCATCCCGCCTTTACCCGCCAAGTCAATGCCGTTAGTGATGGTTTGCGTTGAGGCGTTGCCGGTATAGAGATAGGTTGAAAAGACCGAATCGGAATAAAGAGTTTCACCATCATCAGAATTAGAATTTAACATTAAACTCATATCACTAACTCCTTACAATTATCAAAATGCCATCTTTTCATAATTCCAATACCACCCATTTTAGTGCAATGCGGACACTTTACTTTTTGTTTAGGAACACCAATTAAGGCTTTGGATATCTTTAAACTGTGTTCTTGTGTTTTAGGTATATCTTTTAAGGCAAGTGATGTTTTTCTTTTTGTTTCTTCAGATGGTTTGTAATCCGATTCTAATCTTGCCTTTGCAATATTAAGTCTACCTTGTTCCGATTTAGGTTTTCTCATATTTTGCTTGTGTTCTTCACTGATTGTTTTTCCTTTCTGTTTTTCTGACTGCTTACGCTTAGTTTCTTCGGTATGGTGTCTTCCCCACCATATAGAATCTTCTCCGCGTTTTCCGTAGTTTGGATTATTTTCTCCAGATAAATTTCTATTTAAGCCAGACAATCCTTCACCGCCATCAGTTAGATTGGTAAGTATTCCAGTTTTATTATCACGTCTACCAAGCAATTCTATTACAAACATTTCTAATTCAAAGGCAAGTTTTTCTGTCAAATTTGTATCAATATATTTTATAATGACTTCACCATTTTTAGATACAATTTCTCTAATAGTGTTAAGTTTATGCTTATTTGATTTCTTAGTATCTGGGTAAGCCGCTTCATTTATATGGTCCATTGCTCTATTTTTCTTACCTTTACCAATATAGAATGGTTGATTAGTAAATGGATTTATTAAAGCGTATGTATAATAATTATTCATATTCAATTCCTGCTATTGGAAACATAATTTAACCCACGTTCAATTTAATGCCAGTATTAACCAAATAATAATTGGTCCCGTCTGTACTTGCTACCACAAAAGTCAATACATCAATTTTTCCACTTGTTCCGGTTAATGTAGGAGCAGTAGAAGCCGTCCATTTCATATTAGCATTCCATGAAATTGTACTACCACCATTATACCGTACAATTGCTTCATATTGATTACCAACCAAACTACTTAATGTTCCAGTCAAATTGAATGTAGTAATATTAGCATTCAGATTGATTCTGAAAATCTGATTAGTAGTCAAATCCCATGTAACTGCATTAGTCGATGGAGCAGTTTCTGCTGAAGTAGAAGGAGTTTGAGGTTTTGTAAAGGTTGTAGCAGTTCCTGGAGCAACATAATCCGTTCCAGCAG